GAGCCATTCAGGTAGGCTCGAGCTGGCTCGGACCCTACGGGTCCGCTGGAGGGACGGAGCTTAAAGGGAAGAAACACTATAAATATAAATGACTACGGTCGGTGCATTCAATGATCTCATGGAGGAGTTTCTCAATGAGCTCGTGAAGACTTTCCCTAAGGAGAAGGCTATGAAGGAGTACCAGGAGGCTTTTGAGATTGGCCGGCTGGCCAATGATCGACTTCCTATGGCACAGTTTATGAAGGAGATGAGCCCCTATTCAGCCCACGTTTCTAAGCGTGATGAGCAGTTTTTCATCGATAATGATGTGAATATTGTGAAGGAGACGAATCTGGCTACGTATTGGCCGACTCTGTCTGAGAATACCAAGACTGCAATCTGGACGTACCTGAACAACCTCTTTCTGCTTGGGTCTCTGATCTCGATGATTCCACCCGAGACTGCAAGTGCAATTGAGAATATCGCCCAGCAGCTCGAGGGTAAGATTGATGAGGGTGCAATGATGAGTGCACTTATGGGTATGCTCGGTGGTGGGGGGGTATCGATGCTCGGGAACAAAAAATAGATGTAAGTAATAATGGATATTCGCCAACTCTTTCGAAACGATCAGTTGCTCAAGTTCTGGCCTTCAGCCAGACAGACGGCCGAAGATCGTATGTATTCCACAACTAGGTTTATTCTGTATTCAAGTGTAATTATATATCTCATCAAGCGTGATTCACGTATATTTGCACTTGCGGCCCTTGTACTAGGTATTCTTTATATGCTGTATCATAGTGGAATGATTCAGGAGGGTCGTGCACAGGGTGTTACGAGTGATGGACGCCCTATGCGCGGGGTGACTATGCCAACTTTTGATAATCCCATGGGAAATGTGCTCATGACTGATTATTCCGATAAGCCGGATCGTCCTGCAGCTGGATATTATCCAACTGTCCAAAATGAGATTCAGAAGCAGTGGAATGTGATTCACCCATTTGAGAGGCAGAGAGATGCCGAGCGTAACTTTTACACAGTTGCTAGTACAACAATACCCAATGACCGCGATGCCTTTACAACTGCAGCCTACGGCGACCGTAATGCACCAATGTGCCGCGATACCCCCGGAGCGTGCGATCCTGATAGTAACCCAATCTTCCCCGAGCGTGTGCAGCAGCGTGCAGTTTTCAATCGTACGACGCAGATAAATTCTTTCTAAGCAATAAGTAGAAATGCCTCTCCTTCAGCCCGGCCTTCGTATGCTTCAGGAAAAAGGCCCTTTGGTGCCTCTTTTGAGCGAAATTGTAGCAACCGATGATATTCTTCGGTCACAGAGTACAACCACTTTCAACCGTTATTGGACAGAAAAACCTTTCGATTTCCCAACCCAATATACCCTTCCTCCTCAGAGGGTCTGGACTAATGACCCGACCGACACCCGTGCCGCCCTTCAGAACGCTTCATTCATGAAGCGATATACTTTGTAAAAGCGGCCCCTCAAGCGGACCCGTAGGGTCCGAGCCGGCAACAAGGGGCGAGGGTCCGAGTCAGCACTTACAAAAATGGCTCCGCCCTTCCCTAAAAAACTTCTAATTAATAAGTAGTATGGACCCACTAGCACTTGCAGCAGTTGTTGGTCTTGTCTACGCAGGAAAGAGACTAAGTGACAAGGAAGATGCCCCCGCACAACCAACCCGCGTGGCCATCCTCGATCAGATACCCCAGGGATCCCGTCAGACGTATCATTTGAACTCGAACGATATGGGTATCGGGAGTGGACCTATTAATGAGCCCTTTCCGGGTGTACCCATAAAGAAACGCGAGGTTGCTGGTGGTTTTGGTGATATTAGCGCCGGGGCGAATCGCAACCCGTTTGGTCAGCCAGTATATAACTTGTATAACCGTCAGGCGGTTACAAACAAAATGAACAACTTTCCACCAGTTGAACGCATGAATGTCGGACCAGGTCTTGGCGTTGGTGCTAATATTCCAGCGACTGGTGGCTTTCAGCAGGTGTTCCGTGTTTTGCCAACAAATGTGAATGAGGAGCGTCTTGTCCAGTTAGATGGTCGTCCCGGTCCCCCCGTGGCCATTGTTCCATCTGGTTGGGTTCAGCAGGGTGGTCTGACTCAGACTCAGCGCCCACCTAAGATTTACTATCGTGGAACTGAGATGGGACGGGCTCAGGGGCAGGGTGGTCCCATCTCTGCACCGGAGAAGCGACCCATTTTCCAGAGGACTATGCAGCCTACTCTCAAGTCGCAGTCTGTCAACCGAGGAGGTGATGGACTTGAGTTTGGAACCCAATTCTTCCGTAAAGATGCTGCACATGAGTTTCAGCCAAACCAGCTCTGGGGTGATTCAAGCCGTGGTCAAAAAGGTCGTATGCTTCCGGCTGGCCAGATGAATGTCCGGAACGATCCCCTGAACCAGAATGGAGCTGCAACTTCAGTTCGCGAGGACAATTGGTCAACACCAGTAACTCCGGCAGATGCAGGATACAGCGGCAACTATGCCACACCCCCGTTCAATAAGTTTAACGGATACAAGGGTCAAGAGAATCCATGGTCTCGTAAGCTTGATGTTGCTCAGAAACAGCTCGACAAGAATCCCCTTGCAAAATCCGTTGCGGCTGCATAAAAAAAATCAATTATACTAGTAAATGTCTGGTGGTATTGTCCAGCTCGTTGCTACAGGTGTCCAGGACGTGCACCTCACGGGAAGTCCCGAAGTTTCATTCTTTCGTTCAAACTATAAGCGTCATACCCACTTTGCCTCATCAGTGGAGCGCATGCTTATCCAGGGTCAGCCATCTCCAGCAGGCATCTCAACCATCCGGGTTGAGCGCAAGGGAGATTTGCTGAGCTATATGTACCTCACGGCCCGGGATTCTACCGGCCTCACACGTTCAGACCTTGATTGGTCCCAGATAATAGATCGCGTCGAGCTTCTGATTGGTGGTCAGGTGATTGACCTTCAGGATGCCTTCTATACCTACAACATCGACCCAGTGTGTATGGCCTCGACCTATTCTCAGCGTTACATTCCTCAGTCAGTGACTCTGGCTTCTAACGATAACGCATTCTATCCTCTCAAGTTTTTCTTCTGCAAGGAGTGGCAGACGGCCCTGCCTCTGATTGCTCTGCAGTACCACGATGTAGACATTCGCATCACTTGGGGAAGTACTCTCGCAACCCAAGTCGCCCCGGCGGGCGCCCCAACGAGCGTTGCCCCTCTGACGGACCCGACCCTGCAGTCAGCATCCTTTCTGTACTCAGTCACTGGTGCTGGACCAGCTCTCACGGCAACTGTTCTGACTTCAAACGTTGCAGGAAGTGTATCTATTGGAGCTGTCGTTACGGGTTCCAACTTCGGTACAAATCTGGTATATGTGTCTGATCCGAGCGGTATTACATATACAAACGGAGTTGGTTCCGGAAATCTGGTGGTTAAGTTTACCGACAATATCAGCTGGACTACAGTGACTGCTGCAAGCCCAGTTGAGTCATTCGTCTACAACCCCCAGATTTTGGCAACCATCACTATCGCTGCACAGGGTGCATCTGCCGTCACCACGTGCACAGCCACTGTCGACTCTATCAATGGTGGCCAGATTGAGCCAGGAATGGTTGTCACCAATGCCGGTCTGACTGGCCTGGTCTACATTAGCAACGTCATCTACACAAACAATGTCGCTACAACTGTGACTCTCAACTTCCCTTCCCAGGTGACTAACAGCCTTATCAACTCTCAGGCAGTTGGCATCTTTGCAGGCAATGTGCCATACGAGCCACTTGTGCCCAGTACCCTCGAGTTCCAGTCTTGGGGTAACTTCATGTATCTGGACCCTAATGAGCGCGAGTACTTTGCCAAGAATGCCTTTGAGATGCTCATTACCCAGGTGCAGCGTGTGCCTATCGCACCCAATACCAATAGCCAGGAGGTGGTCTTCAATCATCCAGTCAAGTTTATCGCCTCTAACGTTACTTCCTACAGCGATATGAACCAGCGTATGGTTCTGCAGATTAACGGTACCGAGATTGGTGAGTCCCGGGCCCTGCCCCACTGGGTCGAGGTTCCTCAGTACTACCACACTCCTTTCGGCTACCACGCAGCCGGAAACACTGTTCGGTCCAACGTTCTCTGCATCCCCTTCTGCCTCGACACGGCCAAGTACCAGCCCACAGGAACTCTCAACTTTTCCCGGATTGACACCTTCCGGCTGGTTACCCCAGTCGCGTACAGCCTGCAGAAGCTGCTAGCCTCCGGTGTTGGCAATGCCCCCCAAGGTTACCTGTATGCAGTAAACTACAACATCCTCAAGATTGAGAATGGTATGGGCGGTCTTCGGTACGGAAGCTAAATCTCAGGGTATATTAATGCACTGGGTAGCTTGGATAGCCTTGGCAGTATTTGTATTTCTTTTAAGTTACGATCCACGAGTAGGAACTGTGCAGAGGTTTCTGGCGTCGGATGTAGGCCCAAAAATATCTCCAGAAAAAGTAGATGGAAAAGCATAAAGCAATTGCTATTCCAGTATGCTATATAAATGATAAAGCGCACTTTTTGCTAGTCCACGATCGAAGGTACAAGGAATGGACCTTTGTGACGGGCGGATGTCGAAAGCGCGAAGTGTACAACCCTCTCCGTTGTGCAGTTCGCGAACTCGAAGAAGAGACCAGGGGATTGATAAATCTCAAAGATGGTACATACAAGTACTTTAAATTCACAACCGACGAGGATGCAACATATCACGTATACATATTTGACACAGTCACACTCAACCAACCAGAGCTTGTAACACAGTTTCTATCTGAAAAACACAAGATGGAGACTCAGCAGATGGCTTTCAAAAAGAATTATGACGAGAATGACTTTTTGGAGTTTGATACTCTCGAGGGCATTTCGAAGCGCAAGATATGGCCACTTATAACCAAATACGTCATGCAAAATCCTGAATTTTATTCAGCCCTTCGCTCGTCAGATCGTCAACCGTTTTCCCTTCGTTATTAGAAGAATGAAAAGCAAGTCTTATTTTGTCGACCGAATCATCAAGCTTCGAGGAGATGATTCAGAACGTGACGAGCTCATGAAACTCTCAATGGCTGATATTCTCCCCTTGCTCAACAAGGAACGGGCAGCTACCAAAAAAGATATAAAAATAGAGTTTGATCACGATGAGATCCCGCAGCCAAAGGAGGAGCCAACTTTCATTTCACTCATCCAGAACTTTATGTTTACGAGCCAGGATCCTTAGGGAAGCCCCTTGTTGCTGGCTCGGACCCTAATAGGGAAGGGGCGCAGCCCCTTGTTGCTGGCTCGGACCCTAATAGGGAAGGGGCGCAGCCCCTTGTTGCAGGCTCGGACCCTAATAGGGAAGGGGCGCAGCCCCTTGTTGCAGGCTCGGACCCTGCGGGTCCGCTGGAGGGTCCGCTTAAAAGTTTTAAACCCATACTATTTATGGAGAGATGGTCGAGCGGCTCCGGGCCAATCACACATCTGTTACTCAATGGGGGTGTTTTGCACGCGTCGAATGCATCCCCAGAAGTGTTTCACTCCAGATACGTCAAGTCTCTGAAGCGAAATAAGAAACTATATCTAGTAGAGCAAAAGACACCCGTTTTTCGGTTTTTCGTCGATCTCGACTATAAAGACCAAGCTGCGTTGCCCCATCATATGATTATCGAGTTGTGCCAGGCTATGAATAAGGTGACTGGACAGGCGTGTCTTGTCGCGCTCTCTCGGCCTCGTCAGGTTGGTGGCTTGATCAAGACTGGAGTCCATATCCACTGGCCGGATCTGCACGTGACAAAGCAGCAGGCTATGCAGTATCGGACAAAGATTCTGCTTGGTCTTTCGGAGTGCTTTCCGGGTCGAGACTGGTCAAAGGATATCGATGCGGCCGTCTATTTGGGAGCTGGCCTAAGAATGCTCTGGTCATACAAGACCGATGTGGACTCGAGCCCTTACATTCCTTGGAAGAGGGTTGGGTCATCTGTGACAGACTTGCCGGCAGAGCCAGCCGTAGATTTGTTGAATCTGTTTTCTATCCGACTTGATGGCATCGAGGAAAAGACCGAACAGGATCTTCCGGAGAGCGCAGATAAGCTCGAGGAGTTTATCCGTCGGAATATCCAAGGTCAGGCTGACGCATCTGTGCAGAGAGTATTCAAGACATGCAAAGAGACTGACAAGGCGGTCTATTGTGTACAAACAAACTCCAAGTATTGTGAAAATATATCAGCCGAACACAGGTCAAACCATATATGGTTCAGTATTTATAGAAAACTCTTCCAGTGGACTATACGACAAAAATGTCTAGACCCAGAATGTAACGCAGATTCCCCTGCTGGATTTACGTTTACTGGGAAGCCATATATTCTTCCTCCGTCTATTATAAAAGAGCTAACCAAGGATGGAATTATGGCTCAAGATACTTCTTCTAGTGTTTCTCTTTACGATATTTTTTCCATATCACCCACTCCCAGAAGAGCCGTTCCAGACATTCATTGATGAGGTCCACCCATATTCGGGCCTCGAGCCAAATCTATTCAGGTCTTTTGTCAACAATGTCAAGGTTTGTAACTCATTCATGTACTCCGACCCTAAGAAAGCATCATTCGCTCTTTATAAAGCAATAGATGATGTCCGGGAGTTGTCCCTTTATACGCAGCGGGCCGATCAGGATGAGCTCTCTACGGAACTGGAAAGCATAGCAACCAGACTTGGTCTCAGTGGTGAAGAAATCATTCAGCGAATGTCTCTTCGATATGGTGTGAGATTCTTTCCAAAGTACTTAAACGATAAAATACCAGAATCAATAAATGATCCAGCAGACCCGTTCAGGCCGGGTGGTAAAGCAACCGGTTCGATATGTACCACAGGAAGTTGTAGAGGATGATTATGGCTCAGACGACTATGGCACAGATGAGGAGGAGTACGAGGATGAGGAGGATGAGGAGGAAGAGGATGACGAGGGAAGTCTAAAGGATTTTGTAGCTGGTGACGAGGAGGAGATTGCAGTTGAAGAGGTGGATGAGGATGAGGAGGAAGCGTTAGAATCCGAGGAGGAAAATGAGTAGATTCAGTATAATGGAGTACAGTCAGCCCGTTAAGATCCCAGATGGTCGTTATTACCTAAAAGTCACCAAGGGTGGTGAGCGTGTATTTTATCAGCTAAACAAACTCAAGCTGGTAGATGATAATCTATTGGCAACCAAGAATCTATCCTTTACTTTGCCCGAGTCTGCTGTTGATATTATTTCAGCCGTCGAGCAGGAGCTCTTGTCTCAGGCCATTTCCAGCAAGATGGAGTGGTTCGGCAAGGAGATTAGCGATGAGACTATTTCAAAGGCGTATCAGAGCGCAGTAGATGGTGGAACCTTCCAGGCTCCACTTGCAACTGTGAATGGCCAGACTGTGGTTGTCGCCTATGATAGCAACAAGGAGGCGGTCGAGCTTAAAAATATCCAAAAGGATAGTGTGATTGATGTTCTTGTTGAGCTATCAGGCCTCTGGTTTTTGAAGAAATCCTTTGGACCCATTTTCCGGGTGGCTCAGATCCGTGTACCTCTTCAGGCTGCTTCGCGCAAAACTTTCCCGACCCAATACCTATTTGACGATGCTCAGGATGAGGAGGGCGAGACGGACACTGACTATTTGGACTGAAATTTTTTATGCCTAACTATTAATAAATGGCATTCGACTTGAAGAAGGCACTTTTGCTCGCTATTGTCGCATATGCGGTGTATCACTTTTACTTCAGGAAGCGGAGCGGCTATCGGCTCATTAATACTGATCAGAGCCGGTCCCACATATATATCTCAGGTGGAGCACAGGCTGCCGGTAACATGTCAATGGCTGACTATGACGCACAGTACCCAGGGGGGGAGAAGCTCGGTGAGTTTACCCCGGATAAGATTCTGGCCGGCCAGAGCTATCTGGATCCCCGCAGCCAGATTGGTTACCCCGAGACTGTTGGCGGCAACCTGCGTAATGCCAATCGCCAGGAGCGGTCCGAGCCCCCCAACCCCCGCAACGCCGTGTCCATCTGGAATCTGTCCACTATTCCCCCAGACGTGATGCGCCCAGCATTCGAGATTGGGTCCGGGACATATTAGAAAACTTAAAGAATAAACACACTCATTCACTAAATGGCTGAAGACATGAAACGCGCCATGGGTGAATGGATTGAGTTGAAGAAAAACCTCTCAGAGGCCCGCAAGGACCTTTCCACACTCAACAAGCGTGAAAAGGAGCTTAGAAAGTTTATCCAAGGATTTATGGTTAAGAATGACGTTGATGCTGTCAAAATTGATGATGCGCGCGTATCAGTCAAGTCTACGAAGCGAACTGCCCCACTTAACAAGGAGAATCTAAAGGCGGGTCTGCTTGTGTTTTTTGAGAATGACGAGGCGCGGGCGGATGCCTGTTTCCTTGCAATCATCGAGAATCTACCAAAGACTGAGAGCAAGACGATCAATCTCAGCGGTCTAAAGAAACCAAGCGCCTAATACATAGAATAAAGGCTCTCGTTACCCTTTCAATGGGGCTCTTGAACGAGTATCAGTATGATGCATTTACCGGTGAGGAGGAGTATGACGAGGAGGAGGTTGCAGAGGATTATGGCCCGCTCAGCCCCGAGGATTGGATGGATTTCAACTCGACTCATCTTTTGAATATGTGGATGAGTCTCCGTCAGTACCGGGAAGAAAACTACATAAATAACACTATTATGAATTTCGCGACGTACAACGACTTTTGCCACTTTGTGATGAATTTCTCTCGGTAGAGTATAAGAAGATGCTCCCAGATATTTCAGGACCCAAAGTATTATCACCGACGCTGCTTTTTTTGTTTATGTCTTCCGGTGTGGTTGATTACGGTACGGCTTTCAACGCCCTTTTGATTATCGTGCTTCTGACTCTCATTTATAAATTCATTCTTCGGGTGACGTACAAACCGGCCGACTTGATAATGCCGGCCCTAATATTTTCGGTTCTCAAGCCCGGCAAGTTATTCACCTTTCCCCCAGGTACGCCAGCAAATGACCCCGTTGCGATGATTACTCACTCGGTCATCTTTGCCCTCTCATATTCTCTTCTACGTGTTCAATTCCCGCAATATTACTAAGCGCGCCAAGTAGTTTCTGATAAATTAGAATATAGTATTATGGTGAAATATATAGCAATTGGTCCCGGCTTTGTCGGATACTTTGGTTTAATCGGAGCTCTGAAAAAACTGGCTGACAATGGTCGGCTCACAGATCTTTCAGAACTCTCAGGTGCTTCGGCCGGAGCAATAGCCGGTTTCATGTATATAGCCACCAAAGGCAACTTTGAGCGGATGCTCAAAATGTCGCTCAAAGTTCCCCTAAAAACTCTCATGAAACCAAATATAAGAACATTTCTGACACAGTATGGAATCGTCTCATACGAAAAGGTATTTACAGTCCTAAGTGATACTCTCAAAGATCTTATACCCGGAAAGACTGATATTTCATTTAAAGAACTCTATGTTCACTACCCGATCAAGTTTCATGTTGCAGGATTCTGTATAGATCTGCAAAAGACTGTGTACTTTTCGGTTGATACCGAGCCTGATATGAGTGTATTAGAAGCTCTGCACATATCATCATGTGTTCCTATACTTTTTCCGGCTCGAGAGTTTAAGGGGTGGAAATATATAGATGGCGCCACTGCGGAGACAACCCCATGCGGTCCATTTGTAGGCAAACAGGACGCATTGGGAATGATGATAAATCATCATGAAAAAATGGGTAAGATTACAGACTTCAAGTCGTATGTACAGATGATTTTAAAATCAGTATCGTGCAATCGATTTAATTATTCGCACATTGTGCCTCATACATTTTTGAATCTAGATGGGTTTGATTTATTTAACTTTTCTGCTGATCACGAGGAAAAGTTGCGTATGTTTGCGCAGGGCTACGAAATAGTGGTTTCATAAAAATACGCGTCTGACCTCGATCGATGTGGAAGCGATCGCACTCAAAGGCTTTTGACATGACATTGAACAGGTCAACAGCATCCTCGACACTGGTATGACTTTGCACATATCCATCTCCATACACAAACTCTGCATATGTCTGTAGAGTCTGTGATGGCTTCCCTACCATCTTGTCAAACTTGGGGCACATTGTTGTCAACAGACGCTGGGTGCACACAAGTGTCAACTTGTTCCAGCCACTAAGATAACACCGACTCTCGGGCCTAAACATGAAATCCTTTTTGAAAATCTTCTTTTCACCAAGGATATCCGCCGTATCAACCAGAAACTGCAGGTCTCGGTCAAGTGCGTGAGACATCAAGATGCCATCAGTATGTTGCTTTATAAACTTGAGCATATAAACCATCGACTCCTTTAGAGTCTCGAAACGAACGAGCTCGTACCCAAGCTCATCACCCCTGACTGATGTTCGAGCTAGCTTTTTCTGAATATTATCAGATAGTTCTATCGCAGGATTCTTGAGAGAGTTTCCTATCATAATGTCCAGTCGAGGACCAATCTGTGTATCGGTCTCATTCACATAGACTGGACTTTGTGAGCGACCGTTTGATACCCACTCTTTTCGGGCCCGGAATGTTCCTG